ATATATATTATGTCTACTAAAAGATTTTTATAGGCATTGACCAGTAGTTTCTAGGGTTAGAATATACAACGTTACCTTGTGAATGTGAAATACGTTATTATAGCAGGTCAATAGGGGTAGGGCGGTCTAAAATGTTTGAGCGCTTGTGATATGCTGACATTGACCCCTTTTAATTGTGCCTCTATAAAATTGTTTTTTCATAGTATAATCACAGGTGGTAGGTACTATAATAGTAGAACCGTACGATATGCCACCTGCTAAAGTATGGCATTAGGGTATGATTTATCCGGCGCGAGAATTGACCTGCCGGCGCGACCTGCGGATATAATATATAGAGTAATAAACGGCGAGTGCGGCAAAAGCGCAGGTGGTATAAAACCGACCTGCGGAAATGATAGGTTGAAATGGTGTATAAGAGAAAATCGGACAACTACCATATTGTAAAAGACAAGGACATGCTAGAGGCAAATATATGTGTCGGCTGCGGAGATAAGTTTATGGCGCCGGCTACGGCTGGCGGCCGCCGGAAATACTGTACGCCGGAGTGCCGGGATAAGACGCGCAGCAAAAAAGATTATGCCCGGCTAAAGGCGAAACTGGATATAACACCGCCGGACAACGAAAAGGAAATGGCGCTGGCGCGCTCCTTTGATGTACGCCGGACAATAGCGGATCTGTCGCAGGCCAAAGTTTCACACGTTATAAGAAACGTTATAGAGGCAATGGGTACAGAGGCGCCGCCGACCGACCATGATATATTAAAGATGATACTAGCCATTCATCTTAAACGGCTGGCGCCAGCACTAGAGAGAGAAAAAAGGGCTGGCAGTTATGGCTTGAGCCAAAAAGTAACGGCGGCGATGCGCGAGTTGCGACTGACCGCCAACGATCTACACCTTTACGGGCGCGGAGATAAAGGAACGGTAAACATTGACAAACTACTGGTTATAGACAATGACAGAGCTGACGCTATCAGAAGTTTTAGCAAACAAGCTGATGCGGATAGAGGCGTTTCAGACGTGGCAGGGCAGGCCGATCCGGCTATATCCGTATCAGATGCGCCTGCTGGCGAGCCAAGCGCCGTTTAGAGTAGTCAATAAAAGCACGCAGGTAGGCGTTTCGTTCTCTATCGCGGTAGAGGGTTTGGACGCTGCTATATTTGAGGCAACATCTAGCAACTATATTTCTGTCAATGAGCGCGAGGCACGCGATAAGATAAGGTATGCGCGCGCGTTTTATGACGGATACCCGGCGGAAGTGCTAGACCAGTTAGGCGCCCGGCTGATAAAGGACACCGACAGCGAGCTAGGGTTTGGGAATGGCAGCCGCCTACTGTCCTTGCCGGCGAGTGCCGGTTTGCGAGGGCGAAGTGGTAATACCTATCTTGACGAAGTGGCGCATTATGCCGGCGCGCAAAAAGATACCGATATTTACGATGCGGCCATAGGGCGGACGACAAGGGAAAACCTGCGGCTGACACTAACCAGCACGCCGTTTGGGCAGCGCGGTATATTCTACGAGGTCTATACCGACCGCGAGAAATACCCGGACTATGCGCCGTTTGAGTTTCCTTATACGGTCATAGAAGATAGGGCATGGCTGGACAAGGTAGAACTTATCCGGCGTAACATGGACGAAAATAGTTTTGAGCAGGAATATATGTGCCGGTTTATAGGAGATAGCGGCACGTACTTTAGCTACAATCTGATCAACGGCAGAGCCGATACCGGCTTGGTATTGACAGAGGACATATCCGAGCTACATACCGCGACCGGACGGCTATATGCCGGGTATGACGTAGGCCGGAAAGGCCATGCGTCCGTCCTAGCGGTCATTGAAAAGGACAAAAAGACCGGGCATTTGACTTTGCGATTTATGAAAACGTACAAAGATGCGGCATGGTCAGCGCAAAAAGACGAGTTACGGCGCGTACTGATGATACCGCAACTGCGTAAGTTAAGCATTGACGCTACGGGCATGGGTTTACAACTGGCGGAAGAAGTCGCGGACATGGCGCGCAGCCGGGTAAATCAGGTAAACTTTGTAGCGGAAAAGACCATTTTGGCCGAAACCGCGAAGATGGCATTTGAGAAAAACCTGATAACCATAGCAAACGACCGGGCATTGAAAAACGAGATACATAGCATTGAAAAAACCATTACCAACGCCGGCGCCCGGTTTGATACCACCGAAAAGAAGAAACACCATGCCGATAGGTTTTGGGCTTTGTGTATGGCGATACAGAACGCTATATCCGAAACGCGCAGGATGCCGCGTTTAATAATCATTTAAGGGGTGAACATGGCAGGCAAGGACTTTCTAGATTTTATAGCAAACGATCGCGCGGCGGACAAGGCACCCGAAGTCAAGGAAAGCCGCGTAGTATCCGCGCTGTCTACGCCGTACCAGCAAGAGGCCGGCATAGAGGCGCCGGCCGACACGCGCGAATATATCAACATGGCGACCAAGCACAGCGTTATCTACCGTTGCGTAGACCGGATAACGCGGACTATCGCCGGGTTGCCGCTAAAGGTCTACACCGAAAAAGGCGGCAAACGCGAACAGGCGGCGCCTGACGATAAGGTACGCCTACTATTTGATAGGCCAAATGCCCATGAGCCGCGCTATACGTTCTACTGGAAGATCAGCCAAGCATTAGAAACCGGCGGCGTGGCACCTATTGAGATAGTCCGACAGGGCAAAACACCGTTAGAAATGTATGTTTTACATCCGGCGGCCGTCAGGGTTTTGCCTGATAAGTTTAAGTACATCAAGGGTTACTTGTATAAGCCGGGCGGAGCATCCGTAGAATATCCGCTATCTCCGGATCAGATGCTATACATGAAATACCCTAATCCTAATAGCGAGTACGAGCCGTTAAGTCCTTTGTCTGCGGCTAAAGACGACATAATTTTAGACCTGAACGCGCTGGCCTATAACAAAGCGTTGTTTAAGAACAGGGCGATACCGGCCTACGCGTTGAAAACCGAGCAGGAACTAGAGGCCGTCCATATCAGGCGCTTAAAGAAAGAAGTGGCGCAACTGTTTGGCGGCGCCGGCAAGGCCGGTAAGACTATGGTGTTGGAAAAGGGTTTGGAATGGCAGAAGATACAGCTTACTCCTGACGAAGTTCAATGGCTAGAGGGCAGGAAGATGACGCGAGAGGATATTTGCGCCGTCTACGGCGTGCCGCCGGTCATCGCCGGTATCTATGACGCGCCCGGCGCCAACTACGCCAACAGTCGCGAACAAGAAGATCTGTTTTGGAAACTATGTATCAAGCCGCGCCTAGACTTCATAGAGGACTATTTCAACTACACGCTGTTGCCCTCGTTTACAGAGGGTTACATGGTGGAGTTTTTAACCAACGACATTCTACGCGTCAACCCGATAGACAGGAATACGATTTATAAAGACGCGCTTATGAACGCACGCATGACGCCTAATGAGATACGCGCGCTGGAAAACCTGCCGAAAGTAGCTGGCGGCGATACCTTATTTATACCTATGAACTTGATACCTTTGGAAATGGCGACAGGCGGTATGCCGGCAGAGCCGGAGCCGGCTAAAGCGATAGAAAACAATATGTTGGGTGCTTATCTACCGGCCGGCATGAAAAAAAGATCAGCGTTGGTGGCGACTGTCAAGCGAAACCGGGAACGCGCGTTAGCGCCTATCGCCAAAGAGTTTACCCGGAAATGGTTAAAAGAATTACAGGCGGATCAAACCGCTATCGTCCGGGCGCTACGTAGTGGTAAGGCAAAAAGCAAAGCCGCACCGGACATAGAAAACTTGTTTGACCGATTTGCGGACGTATTCGCAACTGATAGACAGGCGGCCTATGCGTCTATGAGCAGGGAATATGTTAAACAAAGCATGGGCGCCGGCGCAGAGTACGCCGCAGGTATCACTAAAGTACGGTTTGACATGGAAAGCGCGCGCGCTATGGAGCTTATAAAGACGCAATGTACGATACTGGCAAACGGAACAAGTATAACAATGGGTACCGCTGTTAAAAACCAGTTGCGCGCCGGGCTGGAAAAGGGCGAGGATATACACGATCTAGCCGATAGGATTAGCCAATTCTATGACGGCATGAAAGCCGGCAAGGCAGAAGAAGTCGCGCGCACCGAAACATGCCTAGCGTATTCTACGGGTAGTGTAGAGGACTACCGGCAGGCAGGCATTACAGAAAAAGAGTGGTATTTTGACGGCAGCGAGGAAACCTGCCCTGACGGAAGTTGCGCGGCGGCGGCCGACATGGGCGTTATAGGCATAGATGAAGATTTTGGCGAGGCCGGCGAGTGTCCGCCGGCGCATCCTAACTGTACCTGTGCGGTATTGCCTGTCATACCGGGCGGATAGTTTTGCTAATCGGGGTAATGAGCGTTTATAACGAAAACGTTTTTATCCGTCAGGCGCTACCGGGCATACTGGAATTGTGCCATAGGGTTATCGTAGTGGACGGCAGTTATAAAGGTTTTCCAACAGAGGGGTTAAGCACAGACGGCACGCTGGAATACCTAGAGGATATAGCAGCGGCGGACGACCGCCTAGAAGTTATCCGGGCGCATGGCCTAGACGAAAATGACAAACGTAGTTTATATCTGAAAGGTCAGATCGGCGACTGGTATTTTATGCTGGACGCGGACGAGGAAATAACAGAGATCGCCGAGATACAAAAGGTCTTAAACCATACGGACGCAAGTACCGTCCGGGTATCATTGACTAGACCGTATGACGGCCTGACCTATGCGGTGCCACGTTTTTTCAAGCATGTGGTGGGTATGAGCTACGGGTTTGAGCATTGGCACATATTTGACGCGGACGGAAATTGCTTATACAGCCATGACGACAGCGGCGACAAGGTGATAACCAAGACCGAAACCTACGCGCCGTTTATCATAACGCATAATATATTTCTGCGAGAGCAACAGCGAAAGGTAGACAAGACCACGCATTTTGATTATCTTAATAGCAGGCGCCGGCTAGAGGCGAACAAGCCGCGCCCGGAAAGCGAGGGTTAAAACATGGAACGGAAACTTGTACTACGCGAGTTTGAGGTAAAAGCAGACGAGGCGACCGGCGACCGGCTGATAGCCGGGTATGCGTCCACATTTGGAAACATAGACCGGCAAAACGAGGTAGTAGAGCCGGGCGCGTTTGTCAAAACGCTTAAAGAGTATATGTCTAACCCTATCGTTAGTTGGCTACACCAATGGGATAGTCCGATAGGCAAGGTAGTAGAGGCCGATACAGACGATACCGGCCTGCGTGTCAAGATCAAGCTGACGACTACCGCGCTGGCAAACGAGGTTTGGAAACTGGTAACGGACGGTATCGTAAAATCCTTATCTATCGGTTATGACGTCATAGACGACAGCATAAAAGACGGGGTACGCTATCTAAAGGGCATCAAACTATACGAGGTCAGTTTGGTACCGATACCGGCAAACCCGGACGCGGTTTTTGCGCTGGCGAAATCGTTTGGCGCAAGGTTTTGCGATGGTAACTGCGAGGCGTTGAAAGCACAATGGACGGCGGCGTTTATAAACAACCTGCCGGATGCCGCATTTGCTTATATCACGCCGGGCATGGAAAAGGACGATGACGGCAAGACCGTACCGCGATCTGCCCGGTATCTACCGCATCACAACGCTAATGTAACAAGCGGCACCGACAACAACAGCGTAGACCTGCCGCACCTGCGTAACGCATTAGCGCGAGCGTTACAGACGGACATACCGGCCACCGCACAGAAAAAGGCGCTAGCACACTTACAGGCACACGCCAAAACACTAGGCGTAGGCGAGGCCGCGCTAACACCGGACGCCGGCGAAAAGGCCGGCGCGGTTTTAAGCTCTAAAAACAAAGGTGATTTGTCGCAGGCGCAGGTGCTTATACAGAACGTTTTAGACAGCGCCGAGCCGAAAATGGCAGACAGTGGCGACATGAGAACAAAGGACGCTGACGACAAGCCGCCCGATCCACCGCCTGCCGACAATGACGATGACGATAAGAAACCAGCAGACGACAAACCACCAGCGCCGGACGACAAGAAACCGGCGGACGATGAAGATTTAACCGATGACGAAGTGGCGAAAGTAGAAACCGCCATAACCGAGCTTGCGGAAGTGCTAGACGAAAACGACAAACCTAAAGACGCTGACCCTGCTGACACCGGCACAGACGCGAGTAAACCAGCAGACGAGTAAAGCAAGGAGGGCAATATGCCAAGTAAGGCAGATGAACTAATAGGCCGCATTGAAAAGTTAAAAGATGCGGTAGAGGCCAAAAACCAAGCTGCCATAGACACATTGGTAGCAGAGGTTAAAGACCTAAAGACACAACTGGACGCGGTTAGCAACAAAGCAGCGCCGTTTCCGGTAGGCGATGCCAAGACGGCCGCCGGCAGCAAGGATCTAAAAACGCTAATCACTATGCCTACGGCGCATGATGGCGTAAAGCGCTTACAGGAGCTAAACGATGTTCTGTACATCGGTAGCAAACTGTTAAACGTGGATCCGCGCAGCATGAAAGCGTTTAGCGAGTTTGAGGCGACCGCTAAAGCGATGGACACAACGGACATTGCCAACTGGGTACCATCGGATCTGTCTAATGAACTGATAGACAAAATCCGGGTATCGGGCAATGTGCGTGCGTTACACCCGGAGTTTACGATGCCGACTAATCCGTACAAGCATCCGACACGTACTGGCGATGTTACCGCTTATATCGCGGACGAGGCGACAAGCGACACCGCCACGAAGTTTACGGCATCGGATCAGACGGATGACGTTATCACGCATACCGCTAAGAAGATCGCCGCGCGCAGCATAACATCTGTGGAACTGGACGAGGACTCTATTGTTAGCGCCGTTCAGAGCATCATGGACGATATGGCTATCGCGCAGAGCGAGGGCATAGAAAACGGGTTTATCAACGGTGATAACGTTTCAGGCCACATGGATAGCGATGTTACGGACGCGGCGGACGTACGCCGGAACTTTAACGGTTACCGCAACGTTGTACAGGCCGGCGCCAAACAGGATTTGGCTACGTTCAACAGCGATAACGTACTCGCTATTCGCGGCAAGATGGGAAAGACCGGCGTTAATCCTGCCAAACTGGCATGGGTTACGGGCTTTTCCGGCTACGTCAAGCTGATGACGTTAAAAGACGCGGCAGGTAACGCGATATTCCTAACCGGCGATAAGTTCACGCCAGCGGTAAACGTTTCCGGCGAACTAGGACAGTTGACCGGAAGTCCGGTTATCGTTTCCGAGTTTGTTCGCGAGGACTTGAACGCAGTAGGCGTCTATGACGCTACGACTGTTGACAAGTCTATTTTGTTATGCGTCTACCGTCCGGGCTGGCGTATCGGAAACCGGCGTAATCTAACCATCAAGTCAAGCGACCAAATCTACCTAGAAACGGATCAGATCGTTGTCGTTTCTACGCAGCGTTTGGCGTTTACGCCGATGTACGATGTTACCGCGAATTACATTGCTGGTTTGGGTTACAACTTTTAAGTAGTAACCGCAACCACAATGCCGGAAAACGCCCGGCGGACATACGGCGCCCGTACAGCGCTGCCGCCGGGCAAGTCCGGCTAGCTAATCAAAAGAGGCAGCCATGTTTAACCGTTTCCGAAACAAGATGAAAACACCACAGAGCGACAAAGAAGCACGCCGCGAGGCGGTACGCCGGCAAATGTTAATAGCGCGCCAACTAGAACGGGTTAAGCGACACCGCGAGGCAGCGCAAGTAGCAAAGGATACAAAAGATGCCGCTAATAAGGTTTAACGATATATACAACGGGTCAGACGGTACCAAACAGATAACAGCGCGCGCCGGTGAAACGTTAGACGTCAGTAACGAAAAAGCGGAACAACTATTAAACGATTTTCCGCACCTATGTACACTAGGCATACCGAAAAGTCCACACACGCAGCGCGCGCACCTTGCCAGTATCCTAATGCCGGTAATGGAAAATTACGAATATACGGCGCAGGCGATAGCCGATATACGCAAACACACCCGTCAGAACTACGAAATTATATTGATAGACAACGGCAGCGGCGCAAAAACAAAGGCCAAACTGTTAAAACTGCTGACGGATGATGACAAGTTTTTATCTTTTCCTGACAATTACGGGTTTCCGCGTGCCATGAATTACGGCGTTGGGATTGCCACCGGCGAGTACATAGTGCTGATGAATAATGACGTGCGGCTGCCGGCAAAATGGCTAGACAAACTGCTGGCGCCGTTTAGCGACTATGCCGTAGGCGTGTCCTCGCCTATCAGGACTATAGTAGATAAGGGTGTGATACGTCTGTTACGGCCGTCCGGTCATCCGCCGACTATGGCGGACTTACCGTATGTGAAAGGACGCGAGGCCGCAACGGTAGCGAAGATAAACAAGAAACAGGAAGAACAGGGCGCCGGCGTTTTTTATACAGATGACATGGTGGCCTTTTTTTGTGTAGCGTTAAGTCGCCGCGCCATAGACACCGTAGGATATTTCGATGAAGATTTTGGATTAGGGCTGTGCGAGGATAACTATTTCTGCCGGCTACTGCTAAACAATGGTTTCAAGATAGCCATAAACACCGAACTATTTTGCTTACATCTGACCAGCCAAACCATACGCAAGATATGGCCGGACGATATAGGCGTAGCCGCGATAGGTGAAAACAGCAAGCTGCTGACAAAGAAACTACATAGTGGCGTACTAAACACACATGCGGCGCTACGACCGATAGGGGTAGTATGATGCTGCCCATACTTGTAACCTGTCATAACCGCGTAGGATTTACCGAGAAGTGCTTAAACAACCTAGTCAAAGTAACCGATATACCGTTTACATTATTTATTTGGGATAACGCGAGTACGGACGGTACGCGTGATTATCTAATGAAATCATGGGCGCACCGGGCGGAAATAGTTTTCAGCAATAAGAACATAGGTTTGACCGGCGCATTAAATACGTTTTTCAAGATTTACGCACCGCGCGCCAAGTGGTTAGCCAACGTAGATAATGACACGCTGCCACCGCCGGGATGGGCGGAGGATCTAATAGCGGCCGCGTCTATTTATAACCTAAAGGCGATACAAGGTACGCACCCGGTATTAGGACGACCGGGTTTCTTTGATAACAAATGGGGAATAGGCACCTATAAGGGTGAAACCATTTATAAATCCGGCTGTATCGGTGCGTCAGGCGCGGTGTTCAATACCGAGTTTATCTATGCCAACGGCCTGTTGTTATCCGATCAGATGTTTGACGCGACCGAAACATGGTACAAAAAAGGCGGAGAAAGCGGATACTTGTTTGGGTTTAGTGCGGCGACACCGTTAGAACTACTAGACATGAACGCCGATACCACACGGAAACTGATATACCCGGACTATGACAAGATGGTAAACGATTATAGGCAGGGTTTTCATGACAGATATACGTAAGGGCATACCGATAGCGGCAGAGCCGGTAGAGGACGGCATAAACCTAGATATAGGATGTGGCGAGGCGCCCATAGACGGGTTTATACATTTGGACATGAGGGCGTTACCGGGCGTAGACATGGTATTAGACCTTACCCGGCCGCTGCCGTATCAACCAGAAACGGTAGACGTTGTTTACAGCAGCCATTTTTTAGAACACATATCACAGGTAGATTTACCGCAAGTGCTGGCTAACTGGCGGACAGTCCTAAAACCTAAAGGTATTGTAGAGATACATGTACCGGATTTACTAGCCATAGCGGTAGATCTGTCCGACCCTTTAATTAAAGATAACCGGCAGGCGCAAGAGGATTTTTTGCCGCACATCTACGGCGGTCATAGGCACAGCACCGATGACCATGTAACCGGGTTTACTTTTCTAATCCTAGAGGACTTGCTAAAAACGGCCGGATTTATGTATGTAGAACACGCTGGCAACCCGATAGACCGCTACGACCTGACCGTACTGGCGTATAAATGAACACGCCGGTATATGAGTTTGTCCGCGACACCGTTGCCCGGCTTGAGATAAAAGGCCGGATACTGGACGTAGGCGCGTTAGACGTGAACGGTTGCGTCCGGGCATTGTTTGAGAGTTGCGACTATACCGGCCTAGACATGACGGCCGGCAATAACGTAGACGTAGTAGCCAACGCGCACGCGATACCGTTTCCTGACGCTGATTTTGACCACATTACTTGTTTGGAAATGCTAGAACATGACAGCGATCCGTTCAAGACAATGGCGGAAATCTACCGGGTACTGAAACCCGGCGGCTACGTTATCGTAACGGCACGTAGTTTAGCAACACCGTTACATGGATACCCTGATGACTACTGGCGGTTTACGGTATCCGGCATGTATGAACTACTGCGAGATTTTACGGAAACATGGGCAGATCTAGAGCCGATCTATGAAAATAGTTATGACTATATCCGCCGCATATTTAATCCGGGCGATATTGTTATAGACCTACTACACAAGGCATATGGCGATGGCGTATTTGGGATAGGGAGGCGACCATGACCACAGCGGACACTACCGCACAGGGCAAGGCCAGTATGAGGGCAGGCATCATCGGTACAGGAATTGTAGGCGGCGCAACTGCCTGCGCATTTGCCAAATGGAAACATCAGGTATTTGTATATGATACAGACATTGGCAAAGTGGCAGCATTAAAGAAGATACGCCCGGGCATTACGGCCTGCGGCTCAATGCTAGAACTTGTGAAAAACGCAGATATTATCTTTGAGTGCGTGCCTACCGAAAACATAGATGACAAAAACACCTATGGCGGCAGGATCGATCTAACGATACTTGAGGACGTAGCGCGCGAGTTTGCTACCGCCTGCGTAGCAATACGCCGGTATCCGATATTCGTACAACGTTCAACCTGCGTGGTAGGCACCGCGCGAAAGATTAACGCGATTATAGAGGGTATCGCCGGCTTTTGCCATTATGCGGTAAACCCTAGTTTTTTGCTAGAAGAAGATAGTATGGCGACCGCCGTAAAGCCGGAAAAGGTCATGATAGGCGCCAGCGAGGACGGCGTAGCGCGGATCCTAGAAAAGTTTTACGCCGGCAAGCCGCTAGTATTTACCGGCACATGGGAAGAAATAGAGATAGCCAAATACGCCATGAACTTTTTATTGCCTACGGCTATCAGCTTTTGGAACGAGTTACGGCCGTTAATAAACATGGAGCGCGGCCGGCTGGACTTTATTATTGCGGCTGCGACCGCCGGGCTAGTCAGGGATTTTAACGTAGGCATAGGTGGCGCATACGGCGGCGCTTGTTTTCCTAAAGACACCGCCGCGCTGGTAAGTGTCATGGAAGATTTAGGACTAGAGCCGCGACTGACTAAAGCTGTGGTACAGATTAACGATGAAGTTCGGCAGCGCGAGGGCGTCAGCCGGATAACTTATAGACAGCATAGGGGTTTGACCGCATAGGTCATTATAAAGGCCATAGACGATTTTGCGCCTCACGGTACGGAAACCGGCCGAAAAACGATATACGGGCTATGTAATGCGAGGCGTAAGAAATTACAGGCAAGGAGTACATTATGGCAGTTATCAATTCTAACAACCGGCTAACGCATAACGTTTATTCTGCTGGCGTATTAACGGATCCGACTAGTATAACGCTGGCCGTTTATGATGAAACCGGAACGGCCATTTGGTCGCCGGCGACCAAAACGCCCACCAAACTATCTACCGGCGTTTATTATTATGATTTGGCGCCGACAGACGTAAATACCGCAGGCAAATATAAAGCGGTTTGGACTACTGTAATCGCCGGGTCAACGCTGGCAGAAACGGTTTACTTTGACGTAAACCTAAAGGCCGGTACGTGGACTAACCCGGCGGCCGTAAAACTAGCGTTGGCGCCAACACAAACCGACTATATAGATGACAAAATACAGGCATTGATAGACGAGGCGCAGAACATTATAGAACGCGAAACCGGCCTGCGTTACGGGCAGTTTTATGCCACGTTATACTATGACGGGAACGGGCAGCGATGCCTGTTTTTACCACCGGGCGAAGTAAACGGCCGGATAAACAGCATTACATCTATCGGCATAGACGAGGACGGGCTAGGCACTTATACCACATTAAACAGTAATGAGTACCGGGTATTAGAGGACGAGTGCGGCCTAGAGGTATGGCTGGAATATGCCACTAACCTAGCGGTGTGGCCTAAAGGCACCGACAGCGTAAAGATAGTGGGCGATTTTGGCGAGGATCCGCCGGAAACTGCGCAGCGTGCGGTAAACCTGCTGGCGGCGCGTAACATACTTGCGCAAAGTCAGACCCGGCATGAAAAAGAACGCGACCTAGACCTAGCGGATCAGGCGTTTGAGGGCGAAAGTCCGGCAAATACCAGCGTACCAACAGGGGTGCCGGAAGTGGACAAGCTGATAGCGGTTTTAAGAAAGACGAAACAGCCGGGAGTTTATAGTGTCTAACGGCTTTTTTGAGAATATAGGCGAGGCCATAGCCAAGACCATAGGCGTAGGCATAAAGGCAGACCTAGAGCTAAAGGTAAAAATGGGTACGGCGCTGATGGTGATTAAACGCGATGCTATCAAAAATTGCCCAAAGTTAGTAGGTCATTTGCGGCGCAGTATCACCACAGACGTAACAGAAGATAAGGGCAAAGTCATAGGCGAGATAGGCAGCAACCTAGAATATGCGGTCGCTCAAGAGTTTGGCACCGAAAACCTGACCGGGCGCGGTAGCGGCATACCGGCAACCTTTTTTATGAGCCGGGCGGTCAAAGACAACACCACGAAGATAACAGCGATCCTAAAAAAGTAAAGGGGGTGAAAAAATATGCCAACTAGAGAGGTTTACGTATACGGTTGTGAGGACGCCAGCGTAGTTACGGCTGCGGCGACACCAACGTACACCGACATACCGGGTATGCGCGAGGTAGGACTGGTCATTGAACAGTCCGTACTAGAGAATACCGGCGATGATGACCTGCTGGACGTTTGGCTACATAGCCAAAAAGCACGCGTAGAAATGACGTTTGCCGAAACAAACCTAGACATTATCGCAACGCTGAAAGGCAATACGGTAGGCACAAGCGGCTCCGGCGCCGCACAAAAGGATTATCTAGATTTTGGTACGGCGGCGGAACTGGTCAAAACGCCCATCATGCTACGCGCGAAAATCGTTACGCAGGTAGCGGACGCCGGTAGTGCGCGGTACTTCTACGTCTACATGTACAGCGTCAAACCGATAGAGTGTTCGCCCACAGGATTTAAGGAAAAGGGCGAAACGCTGTGGAAGTTTACGGGCATGCTATTGCGTAGCGCGACTAACGAACTGACGGCGGCGGTATCGCCTACGGCGCGCGGACGTTACGAGGTAGCGCTGTAAGACCGGGTGAAAGGGATACAAAGATGCCTATACCGAAAAAAATAGTTATCACAGTAGACCTAGACAACCCGGCTGAAAGCAAGACGGAACTAAAACGTATCATGCGGCAACTACGCCGCATAATACGGGAAATGGCGCGGCTATCAGAACAAAAAAGCGAGGCCAAGAAATGAAGATAGGAAAACTGGACGTAGAGATACGCCCGATTAAAGTAAAAGAGTTAGGCGCTTTTAAGACGGCATACGAGGACTACGCCGGCGCGTTTGGCGAGGGTAACCCGGACAAGATTAAAAAGGCAACGCGCGCGATGTTTGATGTTTGTATATCTAACAGCAACATAGACAAAAAGACGGCGGACGCTGTTTTTGACGAGCTGGACGCTAACACGTTTTGGGCTATTATCATAAGCGTACCGGGCGATCCGATTAAGAGCATGATAGAGGCAGGCGCGGAAAACCTAAAAAACCTGCCGGCGCTGATGCGGCAGAACTAGACCTTAACGAATACCTGCTTAAATCAGCGCTAACACTTACGTATTTTACGCATTGGACATTATCGGTTATAAATGATTTAGAGGCGCCTACGTTTTTTAGGGCGCTACAATTTTATACCGACCTGATAAAACAACCGGCTGCCGATAACGAGATACGGCGACCGGGTACGGCAGAGGATTTACAAAAGATATTTGGCTAGCTAAAGGATGGCGAAATGGCAGAGGGCGAAAACATCCTATTAAAATATAAAATAGTCGCAGACAAGACCGGGCTAACGGCCGGGCTAAACAGCGCTACCGGCGACCTACAAAAGTTTGGCGGTGTCGGCATGGGCGCCGGCATGATGGTAGCGGCTGGCATGGCGGCAACCGTTGTCGCATTAAAGGCGTCTATCAGCGAGGCAATAGACTGGGCTACGCAGGTAGGCAAATTAAGCCGCCTGACCGGCATGGCCGCAGAGGACGCCAGCAAGTTTAATTTCGCCCTGCGCTATCTAGGCATGGATGCCGACAAGGCCAGTAAGGCCATGATTTACTTCAACAGCCAAGTAATGACCGGCGGAAAGGGATTTGAGCAGTACGGGATAGCGACTAGGAACGCGCAGGGCGAGGTACGCCCGTTCATAGAGATATGGGCAGACGTAGCCGATAGGGTAGCCAACGCCACCACGCAGCAAGAAAAACTGTCTATTGCTACTACGTTCTTTGGCCGGCGCGCCGGCGCTGATATGCTGCCGATGCTAACACTATCTAAACAAAAGATGAAAGAGTTAGCAGACGAGGCCGAAGATTTAGGCATGGTTTTAAGCAAGGATAACGTAGAGGCCGCCCGGACACTAAAGCGCGAGGTTAATTATTTAGGGCTGGCATGGGATAGTCTTAAAGTCCGACTAGGCACTACGTTAATACCTCTTGTCAGCGCGGAAATGAAAACGGTTATAGATGATACAAAGAACTGGCGAAGTGCGATTTACGGGCTGATACCGGGCATAGGTGGCGCTTTTAAGGCATATCAAACTTATAACAACCTGACAAAAGACAGCACCAAAGCGGTCAAGGACAATATCAGCGCAGAGGAGGCGGCGGCAGATGCCGAAAACGACCGGCAAAAAGCGATAGACGACCTAAACGCTGCGATTAAACGGCTGACAACGGTGGAAGATGCCCGATTTGACGTAGGACAGAAGTTTAAGAGCGCGCAAATGGATTATACAGATGCGTCTGTTAAGTACGAAAAGGTGTTAGCGGAACTGTCCGAAATGGAGGCCAACGGCGCGACAGGTACGGCGGAATACGCGGACAAAAAACGCGAGCTAGCGCGCGCATCGCTGGACTGTCAGAACAGCCAAATGGGATTATTTAGGACTACGCGCGACTGGATAGCCGCCGGACTAGACGCCGGCATGAGTACAGACGCATTGACCGCACAGGTATACGCCTTGCGCGATAGCGGCGTGCTAACAGCCGGACAAGTGGCGGCATTGATAGGACAGATTAACGCGATACCGCCGGGCAAATCAGTAACCATATCTACTAACATACCGCAGGCGCAGGCGCAGTTTTGGAGTTTTAATCAAGAAATGGATACCCTGTTTCCGGGCGGCAATAAGTGGTTAAACCTACACATCACCGAAACCGGCAGCGGCGCCGGCAGGCATTTACAATATGGCGGCTGGATACGCAAGCCGGAAATGGCGTTGATAGGCGAGGCCGGTACAGAGTTTGTATTATCTAGCGCCATGTTACAGGGTCAAGCGCCCGTACCGCCGGAAGTCAAAACGGCCGTAGGCGGCAAAACAGGCGCCGGCACAACCATAATTATAAATAATCCTACGTTTCTAACCGGCAACCGGGCATCTATCCGCGAACTGGCGCGAAACGTAAAAATGGCTATGGACGAGGACGGTTTGCGCTAATGGCACAATATAAATTAAGTGTAGACAATTCTACATGGTATACGTTTGATGCGCCATTTCAGGGCGTAGGCGATCAGGATATTAAAAAGGGCGCAGTTTTAGAACTGCTGGACGGCTCTATGAACTTTGACAAGCGCGCCACGAAAAAGGTTTGGAACTTTAATTTTCCGGCCATGAAAGACGCTGATTATCAAAATCTAAAAATCGTATTTGCGGCCGCTGGTTATGTCTATCTCAAGGTGCCGGAAAAAAACGGCGGCACCACTACCTATAACGTTTGGTTTTTGGCGTTGAACACCCCTAGCGTTATAAGACCTTACGGCGCCGGTGGCGACTGGGCGCGACAAGTATCGTTTGACCTAGAGGAAAAATAGATGGCACAGGATACCGTAGACAAAGGATTATGGGCAACCTACCTAGCGTTATCAGATGACGCGGAGCGCACGCCGACCGCTACCGTCAAAATAGACTGGAATAATGACGGCGATTTTGGCGATGCTAATGAAGATATTAGCGCCTATGTGAAACGCATAACCGGTAAGCGCGAGATACAGGAAAGCGATCCGGGTATTCTAGTCAAAGGCGCAGTAGCGGCCGACTGTGATATAGAATTAAAAGACGCTGCGCATTTTAGTAAGGACATAGCAACCAGCCCGCGCCATGATATTGAAATCGTTAATTTGCCAGTACAGGTATCCGCCGGATTTAGCGGTAACGAGGTACGAATACATACCGGAAACGTTAGATCGTTACGCGCAACAAGTGCTAGCCGCGAGGCGTCCGCCTACTGTTTTGACAAGGCGGAAAGACTGAAAAACCTACGCGCGCCGACAAGTCTATTCGCTAATGAGCCATCAGACTTTTTAATAGAGGTAATGGCGCGACTATCCGGCGTTAATCAGGGGTACCCGGTTAGCAGCCATACCAAAATGTACGCGCCGTTTAGAAGTAGCATCGGTACCACGCAGGGCAGCAACGGCGAGTTTACGACCGGATCGCTGCCGATATATGCCACCGGGCAGTTTGGCAAGGCCGTAAACATACAGACTAGTAAATGTATCCTGTGGAGTACGGCAAACCTAATCAATTTAGCCGCCGGCAGTATCGGATTTTGGATAAAAACAGACTGGGCAGGGAATGATGGCGTTTCACATGACATTTTCATAGATCACACTCTAACATCGCCATACTTTAATTACTGGATAAGAAAAAACTTTGACGGTGATTTACGACTGGTTACCTATATACCTGAATATCAGTCAATAGAGATAGACGTATCCGCACTATGGACGGCTGACGAGTGGCATTTTATAGCGGTTACATGGGATGTAGCCGGGAATACAAAGCTATATTTTGATGGTAGCACAGCTACGGGATGGCCGCCGGGATCTATGTTTGGCGACTATGTTACTGATGCTGATTATATGGCGATAGGCAATAACCCGAACTTGTTTTTAGCCACGAAACCTGACGTAAATAGTATATATGGCTGGCCTGCGCCCGGATTATATGAGGGCTTTTTCATAGAAGATCGCGCGCTGTCTACGGCACAGCTAGACGCAATAAACGCACTACCTAAAACCGGCGCATTTGACATAGCCGCCGGGCAGAACATTATCAGCTACGCATGGCAGCAAGAAAACGATGTTTGGGCAGACATGGCTAAACTGGTAGAGGCCGAACAAGGCCGCGTGTTCTATGACGAAATTGGCGTGCTGACATTCAAGAACAAATACAGCGTAATCATAGACGCCGACAGCGTAACCAGCGTTGCTACGCTGGCGTACAACACCAACACAATGGACATAGAGATAGACGAGAGCATAGAAAACGTCTATAACAAGGTATCGGTAGCAGCCACGCCACGCGTTAAGGCGGCCGGCGTAACTGATTTATGGGCATACGGCGATGATCCGCCATATTTGTCTGCCGGCGCATCGCTAACGATATGGGCGAAACTGGACAACCCCTGTGCGCCATCGGATTATGTACCACCGGCCGCTACTACGGACTATGCCGGGTTTACTATTCCAGATGGCACAGGTACTGATATGACGGGCAGCATGACCGTAGTGGCGACCACTTATGCGCAGAGCGTAAAGTTTGTTATAACAAACAACCATGCGACAACCGGGCTATACGTAACGCTGCTAAAGATACGCGGCAAGGCGATAACAGAGGCCGCCACGATAACCAGCATACGCGAGGACGCGACAAGCCAAACCGCCTATGGTATACGGACGCTGGAAATAACAAACGACTATATTACGACACAAGCGCAAGCCGATAGTTTAGCGGCTTACTATTTAGAGCAATATAAAAACCCTACGCGCCGGATAACCGGGCTACAAATAAAGGCATTGCCGCATCTACAATTAAGCGACCGGATAACGGTAGACGATACGGGTTATTTAGGGATAAGCGGCGACTACTGGATAAAAGCTATCGGTTACGAAATCAGCGAAAGTGGCTATTTAATGGCGCTGGATGCTACGGCGGCAGAGGCGCGCGAGTGGGGATTTTACGGCATCAGTAAATACGGCACCGGCCTATACACTTATTAACGAAAGGATAGGATTATGCCCGGATGGACAGGCAGAGCAGACGTAAATACTGGCGATGTTATAGCCGCGACAGATCATAACATACAGATAGATAATGAAGAATACCTGTACGCCAACAGCAAACTACTGATAGCGGAAACGGTAGTGGGCGCGGCGGTAACAACCGTAACCTTTGCCAGTTTAACGGCATATGAGTTTTTTGAGTTGGAAATGGCTACATACAACCCGACTGGTGGCGCGATAACGCTCAAGATACATATAAATGGAGATACAACCTCTGCCAATTACGACACACAAACGATATGTTTTATTGCTGCGACTTCTTATAGCGCTCATTTAGACGAAACAGCATATTGGAATATCAGTAATGGAGTGGTGGGGAGTGGAAATGCGACAATCAGAAATACGCGGACGGCAGCATCTACATTCGGCAAACCTATGATAGTTTTATCAGATGGCGATACTGCCGGAGGATTTGCGCAGTCAGCATATGCTACTTACCAAACAGCAGGTCAGATTTCATCTATAACATTAACGGCATCAGCGGCATCGGCTATCGGCATCGGCTCACGTTTTAGATTATGGGGTAAGTAAAATGCCAAAGACAAAAGACACTATCCTAATCTACTGCGGCTGTAACTGCGGCGGCATAGAAGTAGATAGCCAAAAACAGGCCGATGAGTTAGACAAAAACGGTTGCCCGGTTTGTAAAGAACGCGCCCGGCTACAAAAGGCGATGTTAAACGCTGAAATGAAATCTAGAATAATCGCAGACGAGTTAAACATGCTTACCCTGACACCGCGCGAAAAGGAACTAAAACGGCAGATGTTTGACACCTATGCCGGTGAGTTTCTAAACCTACAAAAAGAGCATAGGGTATTGAAAAGCATAAAACGGCTATCAGATATGAAGATGCCGCCGGCCGGAAAGGGCAACAAAGATGAGAGCAAAAAATAAGGCCAGCGAAAACAAGGCGGCCGCAAAAGAGGCCGGGCGGCGCGAAAGTGACCAAATAGTATACCGGGAATTAGGCACGCTGGCGCAAGCCGTTGTAGACATTAAGGAACTGATAAATACAAAGTTTGACGCACTAGAAAAAACGGTGGGCGGCCTAGACAAAAAGGTAGATGCTACCAGCACAGACTTATCAAACCTACGTGATAATCACGTTAAAGGATTAACCAGCGATGTAGCTAATCTACGCGTAGAAACTAACCAAAAATTAAACCGCATGGAAAAGCTGATTATTATATCGCTAACGCTTATAACCATTACAGCGTTTGGCGTGGCATTAGGCCGAGCGTTTGACCTAGACATTATCGGTATCCTAAAAATGCTGTTTATGTAACTGAAAGGAGTAGACAATGCCAGACGTACAACAGATGACGCGCGATGAGTTTAGAAACTATGTTATGAGCCGGCCAGCAACTTACTGGCGCGAGGGCGTAGCGCTACACCACACGACTAACGAGGGTGTATTCGGCATAGCTGGTTGGAATAACGTTATGAACTACCATTTGAGTTTAGGATGGCGCGACACCGGCTACCACGTTGGCATAGACCCGGACGGTAGTATTTATCGCTTGCGGCCTATGGAAGATAGCGGCGCACATATCGGCGACCCTTATAACCAGCAGTACATAGGCGTATCATTACAGGGCAACTACAATAGCCGTTACGTTACGCCGGAACAGGCGGATGCGATACGGTTTGTAATAGCGACCATAGGGGAACGCTACGATACGGGCATGGCCTATATTCTCCACCGGGATGTAGACGCTACGGCATGTCCGGGCTACAATATCACTCACGAACTAGTAGATCAATGGCTAGCAGGCAATACGGGTTATCAGCCGCCAGTCATACAACTGCCGGCACCGCCGGCGCCCGACCTATCATATGCGACCAAACCAACAGCGCCCAAACCGCCGTTTACGTTTATTAGCGGATCCGGCGAGTGTCTAGGGCTAGACGATGAGGCGCTAGAGGTTATGACGCTGGAAGTAGCGCTAAAGTTTTTAGGGTATATCACCTATACACCGCGCACCTATTTATATGACGAGTATACAGAGGCAGGCGTTAAGGCGTTTCAGGCGGCCTACTGCGCGCCGGTTGACGGCATCTATGGCATCAATACCGCCAACGCACTAGACCGCGAGATAACGCGAGTTTGGGAGGGTCAGCATCCGTCAGTAACACCGCCTAATCCGCCGCCAGTAGTAGTAGAGCCGCCGGCGCCGCCAGTTATCATACCGCCATTAGAGCCGCCACCGGAAGAAACGCCGGTTTGGTGGAAACGCTTTTTACAGGCATTGATAGACTTTCTAACAAAGTGGGTAGGAGGTGGTAAATAATGACTAACGAGGAAGTGCTGCTTTTAATAATCGGCGTTTTGCTGCCGCCGATTATTGAAATCGTCAAGCAGAAACGGTTTGAGGGCTGGATCAACGGCCTAATCGTTATCGCTACGTGCCTAGTGATTGCCCTAGCTACTATTTGGGCGCGCGGTACGCCGATAAGCGTAGAGAACTACGCGCAGGCGGCAATAATAATCACAGTCGCCGCGATAGCTGCGTACCGATTGTACTGGCAGCCGGTACTAGGCGATAAACTGATGATAGCGACCAGCATACTAAAATAGTTAGAGGGTGCCGTAAGGCGAGGGCAGGCAATTACGCCGGTGTGGGAAACTGCGCCGGCGTTTTTGCTTTTCTAGGGCTTGTGAAAAGATTTGGCATATTGCCTGTTCACAAATCGCCGTATATAGCTATACGCGCGTTTTCAGAGGCCACCGCACACTAAACTACCTACTAGAAATAAAGTCATTGCTTTTTTCTTGACTTCCTTTTTTGTTTATGATTATTATAATTAAAGAAATAAATTATTTTGGAGGTTGTTTTGAGAGAAAGCATGATGGGAGATAAAAACCCTAGATGGTCGGGCGGCAAGTCTGAATATCCTAATCACCGTCAGATGCAAAAAAACCGTCTTATAAAACTAAAAGAAACTGGTGGTAAATGTGAAGTTTGCGGTGAAGATGCTTTTTGTATTCACCATATTGACGAACAAAAAGACAACCACTCTCTAGAAAACCTAGCCGCCCTTTGTTATAAGTGCCATAATGTTTTCCACGCGGACAGAAAGGCACGCACATCTAAATATATCCGCGAATATGGACTGACCCTTAAAGAAATGGCAAAGGAGTATGGCGGATCTATGGGTGTTTATCATAATCTACACCGCAACGGGAAACTACATAGTTTTTTGGAAGAAAAAGGATTTAAGAGGGTATCATGATGGCGCCACGCAAGAACTTCTTGACAGGCGAGTTTTACCGCAGACTGACCATAGACGCGGCGGTTAATGAGAACATAGACGACTTGCGCCGCTGGAAGATAGACCGGCAAAACATGGTTAAGCAGTTTAATGATTATGGCCGCGCCGGTTGGAAACCGTTAATAGACGAGATAAAAATATATTTTGACCAAGTGGATGCTACAAGGACAAAGGAGTAGCCAACGTGAATAAAATAATGATACCGATAGACAGCGCGAAACTGCGGCGGATCGCACTAATGGTTGATGCTGACAATGAGTTAAGTTACGTAGCGGAAATTGACCTTATGGCAGGGAATAAAAAAGTTACGTCTATGTCGGTTAGCGATCAGACGTATTATGAAACACAAGCCGACATAACCCCTAAAGCCGCAAAACTAGCCGGGAAACTGTTTGATGCGTTTGAGCCGATTATATTTCAAGCCATGACAGGACTGTTGATAGAGGCCGGTAAACAGACAAAGGAGTAGACAATGGTTGCTAAAAATCACGCTGAAAACTACCGGAAACGACTACATGACGCTGCGGCACTATCTAGAAAAGCAAGAGAACTACGAAAGGAAGTGCGCACGCCGGTTTGTAAAAATAAAGCCGGAGAAAAGATTATTTTAAGTGTAGACGAGGACAGCGTTAGAATATCAGAGGGTACCGCAACCTACACCGTACTTTATTTAGCTGACGCAGAGGCCAAGAAACTAGCGCATGAGATTTTGGCGCTGTTTGGAGAGGAGTAGACGATGACAGAGGCATTAGTAAAGTACGAAACGGACAAGGGCAGCGTAGAGCTGTCGCCGTCTATCGTCCGGCAGTATCTTGTCAGCGGCAACGGCAAGGTAACGGACGGCGAAATAAAGATGTTCGTAGAACTGTGCCGGTATCAGCAGTTAAACCCGTTTTTGCGCGAGGCGTACCTGATTAAGTTTGGCAACCATCCGGCTACGCTGGTAGTAGGTAAGGATGTGATGACCAAGCGCGCCGCGCACAACGAAAGCTGCGCCGGGTTTGAGGCCGGGATAATGATACAGGACGCCAACGGCGATCTAACAAAGCGCGCCGGCACTATGCTACTAGAGGGCGAAAAGCTAGTAGGCGGATGGGCGGACGTCTACCGCCATGACTGGGATAAACCGTTAGAGCATACCGTAGCGTTAAAAGAGTTTCAGCGCTGGACTACGAAAAATGGTAAGACCGTCCTGATGGCGAACTGGCAAAAGATGCCCGGTACTATGATACGTAAGGTAGCGATGGTACAGGCGCTGCGCGAGGCGTTTCCTGACGACCTACAAGGATTATATGACGCGGACGAAATGCCGGTAGACGCATCAGCCATAAAGACAGCGCCAGTAACGAGCGCCGCCGACCATGTAGACGAAAAAGGCGCGCATGTAGTAAACAATGTTATGCCGGCACCGCCGGCAAACAAGACCAAGCCAAAGGCCAAACAGGACGCAAAGTATTCACCGGCAGAGGCAGAAGAAATAGCCGACATGGGCGAGGATAAACCGCCGCCGTCTTATCGCATGGACAAAGAGCCGTTACCGCCAAAACAGACAGTACAAGAGGCCGAAATAATAGAGGACGAAACACCAAACGAGCCGGAAAACATGACCGAAGTAGAACAGAACGAGCAAGACGAGGCGCCAACAGAGCCGCAACCCGAAAAGAAACTAGAGGGCGACATAACGCCGCGCCAGTTATCTACTATTAACCGGCTGATTAAAGAGCGTGGCGAGGCCGGCCGGGCATGGCTAAAGGGCAAACTTATAGGTGCCAACGCACTAACGCCTGACGAATTGACCAAGCAAGCCGCCAGCGATATTATAGGCGCGCTTATGAAACAAACCGCGCCGGTGGACGAGCCGGACATAAACGCCGGAACAGAGGGCGACAGTAGCGACCAACAACCATTTTAAGACGTAGACAAAGGGGGAGTTATGGATTTTAAGATCGCGTTGGGCAGCAAGGTTAAGGATAACATCACAGGTCTTACAGGAATAGTAACAAGCCGGACGGAGTGGCTTAACGGATGTAAACGGTACGCCGTCCAGCCGAAAATAAACAAAGACGGCAAAGTACCAGATGTAGAATGGATAGACGAAGATCAATTAACTGTCATTAAAACGGTGATAACCGAACAAAAAAATACCGGCGGCTATCGCCCTGCGCCTAAAGGACTGTCTGTACCAAAAGAGTTTTAGCAAGCCATTAAGCGGTAGACAAAGGAGCGCACAATGGAAAATGACGGGCGTTACAACCCTAATGACGACTTGCGGCGCGTCAAGGGCGCCGTTACAGTAGATAAGGCGCTAGCGCTACGCTATGGCCTTAAAAACGCCATACCGGCCATAGAACTAGCCATAGCGGCGGAAATTACAGAGCGGCAACTGCGCGATGTAATAAACGATTTGATAGACGCTGGCCGGCTTATCGGTAGCAGCGATGAGGGCTATTACACTATCTCTACGTGGGCGGAATATGATAAATCTACGGCGCGTCTGCGAAACCAGCTTAAACATCTGTCGCGCCGGATCTGCCAGCTAGAAAAGAACGCCGAAACACTATTAGGCAACCAGTTAACACTAGACAACGTAGTATGACATGGCAAACCGCCTACCATTTTACAAAATGTTCCCGGCTGACTTTGACCGAGATTTGCGGCCGTATCCGTTAGAAATACGTGGCGCATGGATCACTATTATAAATGATTTATGGGTAGGCAAGACGCGCGGCCGCGCTATTCGTACTATATCAGAATGGGCGCTGATTTTAGGCGTTGTTGAAACAGACGCGGAACGCATACTGTTGTACATAAAAAATAAAAAAATTGGTAACATAACGTTCCGTAACAAAAATGTAACGGTAGTTAGTCGCCGGCAGCAAAGGGAAGAAAAAGAACGTCAAGGCACAAAACAAAGGGTGAAACGCTGGCGTAACGCCAAAAGAAACGCTATAAATAACGCAAGTGTAACGGGTGATATATCAGAAGTCAGAAGTCAGAAGTCAGAAGTCATATTACAGAAAGATCTAGATACTATCGCAAAAAAACCATCAACAGATGTGGACAACCCTGTGGATAAGTTTGTAGTACAAGATCCGGCCATTGCTGATTTAATAAAAATAATGCCTGTTGGCAACCATTATTGCCGTATCAAATACCAAGACGAAAACTATGTAGCTGACCTGCTAGAAACTGTAAGACAGATACAAAAAAGAGATAAACTAATGCCGACAACAGTAGCAAAAATACGGCTGATTTTAGCCGCGTACTGCGAAACTATTGGTACGCGGTATTTTTATGAGGGTTGCGACAGTTCTACCGAAACCGCTTGTCTGAATTGTTTAGCCGCCACCGTCCAACGCGTAGCGGATCAAGTAGACAAGGGCAAAAAGATAGACAACCTGCCGGCGTATCTAAAGGCATCAGTCATTAAGGAAATAGACAAATATGGCGAGGATCATTTCAAGCCGGCACAGGTGGCTAGGCGTGAACGGTAAACTAACGCGCATTAAAAAAGGTATCGCCATGATAGAGGCGCAGCCGGAACGTTGCCAGCGCACACCGGGCAACTGCCTGAAATGCGAGGCCGGTTATGCGTTGCGACCCGGCGCTCACGCCCACGACCTCTGCCGTTTCCGCAGACTTTTAACGGCGCTATGCCTAGAGTATATCCGCGCTGGCGGAACGCCGCCGGCCAACTGGGGAAAGGTGGGATTTAGTAATGAAAAACCCGTTTAGAAAATACAAGGCGCATAGCACCGAAAAGCTAGAAATCAAAGAGGGCGATACGCTAGTAGTTTATTACCCGGAAGATAAGATGCGAATTAACGAGGTTGCTCTTATGAAAAAGCAATTTCACAAATGGGTTAAACAGCACTTACCGCCGCGCGTTCATGTTCTAATGGTGCCTATTGGCTACCGGCTAGAGGTTTTGTCGGTCAGACGCCCAAATGCTTTTGTACAAATAAAGGAAGAAACAATACCCCGACATGGCATACACATACCAACGCGGCCGCCCATAAATCCTACTCCGCCAAGTGAGCGCAAAGACGAGGACAACCGATGCCGCTAAATAGCCAAGACAAAGGCAAACGGGCGGAACGTGAGTTTGCGGCCATCCTGCGAAAGCGGTTTGGGCTAGACGATTATAACAAACTGAAACGTACGCCCGGATCCGGCGGACTAGGCATTAAGGGCGACATACTGACTACGCAACCGCCGTTTAACCGCTTTCACTTTGAGATTAAACACCAAGAAACAGCAAGCATTTGGAAATGGCTAGCGCAAACAGAGGCGGACGCCCGGCAGGGTAAGTTACGGGTACTGGCCTTTAGGCGCAACCGTAGCGACTGGTACGTAGCGATGCCGGCGGCTGACTGGATGGACATACTTTACGAACTGATAGAGGCCGAAAAGGCCGCATACATAGCGAAGTACCGGCTAGCGGCCGCAGACCGGGCAGTAGACGAATTAGAAAAGAAATATAACGAACTAGAGGGCAAAATAGCAAACCTAGAGGCGCTAGGCAAGGCCATGAAAGACGGGAATAAATATGACGCGCGTTAACAGAGGCGCTATCATGATGGGCTGTATAGCGCTGCTGGCCGCAGGCGGCCTAGTATACGGCGCCCGGCCGGCAGCACAAACGGCAACGCAATTAAGGCAGACAGTAAAGTTTACGGCGGTAGATATGCCGGCAATAAAGAAACCGACAATACCGCCGCCGGCAGATGAGGCGCCGGAAGTCAACAGGCCGGTATCTGATCCGGCGCCCACGCCGGCTGTAACCTACGCGCCAACGCTAGGCGGCGAGAGATACAGCACAGAGATAAACCCGTACACCGGCGGCTATCGGTACCTGACAGACGCCGAACTATGGGCGGTTATAGAGCCGTATGACTGGGATGACGCGCTGATGTTTCATATTGTCAAAAACCACGAAACGCACAGTTTAGACAGCATGGCGGCCAACGGAGAATATCAAGGACTGTTTCAACAGCAGAACGCCGGCGGAGAATACGGCACCGAACTATATTTGCCGGACAGGGCGGCCTTTAGAGCTTATGACCTCTACCTACATGATGGCCGCAAATACTGGCGATGGGCGCATTAGAAAATGAGCAGAGAAAAGATAATGGAAATGCAATACTGGCCGACAGAAAAAGCAATAGCCGAACTAGGCAAAGGAGTAGACCATGACGCAGGTAATTTACGCACTAGCGGCACTAGGCGCTGGTACGATTTTGGGCGCCGCATTAGTGGCCTGTTACTACGCAGGCAAAGCCGCCGGGCATAAGATAGGCGAGAAAAAAGGATTTATACAAGGCATCGGTACGGGCATGGACGCGTTCAACAAAGCTATGGATGATGCGTTTGGACGTGGTAAAAAATGACTAACCGGGAACGGGCGTTTATCCTAGTTTTCATAGTCCTGCTTTGCCTTATCGGATACTATAACGTGCGGTATCGGGCAGAGTTGGAACGCAAGGACGGCAGGATACTACAACTGGCCGGGCAGGTAGAAACGCAGAAACTAAACAACGCGATAATAGGCGACCAAATAGTGCGGACGCGAAACGCGCAAATAGACCTAAATTACAAGGTAGACGCAGCACAAGTTAAACAAGCCGAATTACAGAAACAATTAGATGCGCTTATGGCACCATAAAGGAGTAAAACGATGGCTATTGTAGATTTGCGCGACCGACTAGACGAGATAGCGGCGCAGGAACGGCAGAAAAAAGAAAGGGAAAGCGTAGACGTCATGCCGCTACCGGGCGTAGACGAACAAATCAACGGCGATCTGTTATGGTTTGCGAAACACAAGGTTAGCGTATCCTATGACATTACGCGGATTAACATAACGCTAGACTGTTTTGGCCGCGAACTGGCGAAACTAGGCATGGACGTAGAGGCCATAAACTTAGAGATAGCGCGGCAGCTAGCGGTTGCTATCCGTATGGCACGCATAGAGATAGAACGCAAGCTAAACCAAAAACTAGCGGTGGCAAAAAGTCAGATATTGCCGCCCGGAAACTAGCAGACAAAGGAGTAACACATGAAAGAAAAAACAAAAAAAGCATACGCAGGCACAGACGTACCAGTAGAACGCAGCAGGACAAGAATACGCGACCTTATAATGAGGCATGGCGGATTAGGGTATCAAGTTAGCGAGGATTTTAACGAAAGCAAGGTAATTTTTCGCTTTGTTATGCCGTTTGAGCTAGAGCAAGGATTATTAAATCTAATGGTAAGAATAGAGATAGCGGCAGGTGAAAACGCACAGGAAGAAAGGCAAAACCACAGAGCGATATATTACTTTCTAAAATCGCAATTTGAGGCAACAGAGTTTGGCATAGTCAAGCGAGAAGATGTGTTTTTGCCATTTGTAGAACTACCAAGTCAACGATTAACCGTTGGAGAATATGTCCGGCAAGGACTAGCAGATGCCGTAGGCGGCAGCGTCAAGGGATTATTGCCCGGCGCGCCCGGCGAAAGAGGCAAAGATGAAACTGACTAACAAAACAGGGGTACATAAGGTCTTTGAGAGCGCCGTAAAAAACGATACCTATACTCGCGGCGGTGCGGATTATAGCGTTACCGATATTGTAGGTGCGCCGCAGCGCATCCTGTTGGAACGCCGGCACGACAGCGAGATAGAAATAGACGTAGCGGATCGCGCCTATGCGCTACTAGGCACAGCGCTACATGTGGTACTGGAACGCGGCGACAAACACGAGGCGCTAACGGAAGAAAGAATACACGCAGAGGTAAACGGCGTTAAACTGTCCGGGCAGGTAGACCGTTACGAGGCCGGCGGCATTGCGGCAGACTATAAATGTACCGGCGTGCTTGCCTTTAAGTTAGGCGAAAAAATAGAGTGGGAGCAGCAAGTAAACGCCTATGCGTGGCTGTTTAGGTCTGCCGGGTTTAAGGTCAAACGCCTAGAGATACATGCTATTCTACGCGACTGGATGATTAGCAAAGCAGAAATAGACCTAGAGTATCCGGCCAGTCCGCTATTGTCGGTAGAATTGCCGCTATGGAGTTTAGGGGTTGCGGATGCGTACATAGCCGGCCGGATAACGATTTTTAAGGATGCCGAAAAACTACCGGACGGTAAACTGCCGCCATGTACGGACGCGGAACGCTGGCAGAGGCCGACCAAATACGCAGTTATAAAAAGGGGTAATAAAAAAGCAACCAAACTATGCGACACAACGGACGAGGCCAGCGAATATATGACAGAACACGATTTTCAGGTACCCGAATATATCATAGAGTACAGGCCGGGTACTTATGAACGCTGCCGGGATCGCCACATACCGGACAGGACGATTAACGGTGTTTTCATACCCGGCAGAACAGTCCGCTACTGTAATGCTGCGCCGTTCTGTAAGCAATGGCAGGACGAATTAAAGGCGGTGGAAGATGTTTATTAAAGCGATTTTCATAGGTGAGAACGGCAGTTTGGGCTACGAAACAGGCAAGGAATACGAATTGATACTGATAGACAGCACTATTAAGCGCCGGAAAGACCTGACTGGAGTTTGCCCGTATCGCAGCATAGAAACGTTTTTGGCAAACTGGATAATAAAGTGCGATGAAACGCTGTAATAGGTGCGGTGTCGGGCTGGATCATAGACTAGGCGTAGACTACTGCCTGCCTTGTGCTAATGCCGCCAAGCTGGAACTAGCCAAACGGATAGACCTAATGCCTAACGGTCGAAACAAGACAGGGTTAGCGCTGGCATTGATAAACGCTGGTTGCCGGAAAGATGAGTTAGACGCTATCAAGTTTGTGTTAGAGGTGGTGGACGCCGGCGGCAAAGTAATGCTAGAGGCGGCAGAGCCGAAAGAACGGTATACGCAGTATGCGGAATTGATATGCCTAGACTGTGGTACCGCGTTCAAGGTACGGATGGTAGGCCGGTGGAAAGCGCGAGTACGTTGTAAATACTGCGCGGCTAATCGGCATTATAAGCAAAACAGAGTAGCGGCAGAGGCGCGGAAATGCGTGTTAATCTAAAGACAGACAGACAGACAGACAGACAGACAGACAGACAGACAGAACACTATAACATTATCTACGCAGATCCGGCATGGCGGTATAAGGATAAATTGAGTAAAAAACATGGCCGTATTACATATCAAACAATGACGCTGGCAGAT